AAATAATGAAGAGACTGCTGATGGTGCTGATGGTGCTGATGGTGCTGATGGTGCTGATGGTGCTCATGGTGCTCATGGTGCTAGTGATGAAACGGAAGACGGTAAAGATAGTCCCTCATTTTCCATGCCTAATCCTGAAAATATCCACGCCCATATTCATGAAATGTTTGATGGGAAAATCGGTAATTTAGCTAAAGAAATTGCGGATGAAACCATGAAAGATATGAATATTGATGCAAATAATCCTGAAATATCAACCGATCTTTTTAAAAATTTATTGAAAGATCCAAAAAAACTAATGGGTTTAGTACAATCTGTAGGAAAAAAACTAGATGAAAAACTAAAATCAGGAGAAGTTAAAGAAACCGAACTCTTACAAGAAGCAAGTGAAATGCTTAAAAAAATGAAAGACATGCCTGGTATGAACCACATGGAAAGTATGTTTAAAAAAATGGGTATACCCATGCCTGGTGGCGCAAACGCCGCAGGAACTAAAATGAACTTTGGTGCCATGGAGGGAAAATTGCAACAGCAAATGCGACAAGCAAAAATGAAAGAACGCATGCGAGAACGATTAAACAAACAGCCCAAGGCAACTACAGATGCTCCTCCCTCCGTATCTCAAGCGGATATTGATCATGAAGTAGAAAAATTAATGACCAATGTATTTTCAACCGGTGAAACAGTTGAACGAAGCGTGCGACCCAACAAATCCAAGGATGGCGGCAATAGTAAACCTAAAAAAAAGAATAAAAAGAAAAAAAATAAATAGACTAAAATATATAGATGTCTAGCAGTTTCTGGATTAATGAACCAAATATACTTATTGATTTTAAACAACCATTCTTACCTAGCAATTCTTTAAGTTGTGAACAAAATATGAATGCTATTACCAAATTAGTTATCGTATTTTCACTATTTGGAGTAATTTTAACAGAATCATTAAACTATATCATTAGTGGTATTTTAACCGTTTTATTACTTATTTTTATTTACTACCAAACTAAAAAAAAAGAACACTATGATAACATTAACAAGGAAAAAGCATGTAATAGATTTAAACTAAGTGGTAATACTAAAAAACCTACTCTAGACAATCCTCTTATGAATGTTTCTTTACCAGAAATTAGCGGTAACCCTAACAGACCACAGGCAGATAAATCCTATACAAAACAAACTACCCAAAGTATTAACCAAAAGGTGAAAGAGGAAATTCTCGCTAATGATGATTTAGATCCTCGATTGTTTAAAGATTTAGGAGATGAACTCAATTTTGATCATTCTATGCGACAATTTTATACTACTGCTAGTACTACTGTACCAAATGATCAAGATGGATTTATGCAATTCTGTTATGGTGACATGAAATCTTGTAAAGAAGACAATAGTGTATGTACTGGTAATATACCTACTTATAATCATTTATCTTAATTAACATTTCATGTAAAAAAATTATATATTTGAATTATATAATGTTTAATCATGATTCACGATTGTTAAACGACCAATGTGGATATACCTTAAAAAATAAAGAAAGCGCTGAAGCATGCAATTACAGATTAACTAATTTCCATACCAAGGACTGCAATATGAAAAACGTAATTGATTTTGCTACTACCCAACCCAGTATTTTCTACAACGGTGGACATCAAACCGGTATGAATGGTTGCAATATTAAAGAAAATTCTAATTTGCTTATGGGCGGAATACAATCTCATCCTAAAAGCAGAATATCTTTACAGACTAGACCTTACATTACGGTGCCTTATTTAGGAAAAGGACCCGGTAATTGCGAACTTGAAACGAAAATGCTACATTCTAATCAAGATAATCATAAAAAATCAGTACAATGTAGCAGCGAAAAATCATACATTCCCTACGTACATTACCCCCTTCAAGAGCCTATTAAACAAAAGGTGACTAATCCAAAATATTTAGTAGAAGAAGACGCTGCTTCTGGTTGGGTCAGAGGCGGTATCTCTACTAGGGATCTTACACGACAAAAAAATTTTGCCGAACAACACAACAAATATCAATATTCGTAATTGATATGTACAATACTAGTTTTCTATGTACTTATCAACTAATGGAGGATGGTGATATCAGCGATGATCTGTACCGATGCCAGTTTTTGCAAGCATGTAACCTAAAAGAATGGGATGGCGATACTATACATAAAACGATAGACTATCTAGAATCCATAACTAAGGAACACGATACTTTTAAAAAAGCATTATCCTATCCTAATATACAACAACAATTCTTATTTTTATTATCACAACCCTATTATCATCTCACACATCGTTGTATTTGTGATATTGTTTCAGACGGAAGTGTAAAGGATAAGCACCGTGATAGGTTATTCACTGCAATAATGAAAAATAATACCTAATACTATACTATATGGCTTCTACTAGAAATATTAATAACTTTAACAACTATTGTCACTCACAATCCGAACTCAAAAGACATCGTGATTATGTTATCCAACCCATGAAAAGATCACATAACAATCCTGCATACCCTAATGTAGGCATAAATGCTCCACAATATATGCCTAATACGGAATTATCTAATAACAGTGTGGATATTGAATCCAGATTATTTGGTATTAATGCTACTAATCTAGTGAATCCACAAAAACCTATGTATCCTACTCTACGGACATTACCTACTAAAACATTTTTTGAAAGACCCTACCAGATTTTCCCACAATTCAATTATTATCAAGATAACCAAAGACCTCAACTTAAATAACTTAAAGACTATAAAACAACTATATACTATAATGACTGATTCTGCTCCTGCTACCAGCGCTCCTGCTACCAGCACTCCTGCTAATACTGAACCCACCATGCAACAAAAACTCGTAGATGTAAAACTAGATTCGCAAAACGCGGCTCTTAACGTTATCATTGGTTTTATCACATTGGGACAACAACGTGGTGTGTATAGTATCCAAGAATCGGCGAAAATATGGGAATGCATTCGCATGTTTCAACAACCTCAAACTACCACAAATCAAGTAGAGCAAGTGGTAGAGCAACAAGTAGAGCAACAAAGCGAAAATGTAAATATGGATGTTACCGATTAATTAGATATTTAGCTATGTTTAAAATAAATATAACTATATATATCAAAATGGCCTTTACACGATTTAATTACGATGAAGCTAGAACCAATAAACGCCTAGAAGAAACTATGGGGGTTTCATTATACCATTTTAATGTACCCGGTAATGGACCATCTCCTTATTACTACGAAGACCCTCAAATACGCCTCACGAAATGGGGAGGAAATCTACGTACCAATCAAGTAGACATTGAAAGCGATTTTAGAGGTCTTACACGCCCTCTATCCAAAGACTGCCATGCATATACTACTCATAAAGTAAATAGTCAACCTAAACAATGCCCAAACTATAGTGATGCCACCAGACAATCTAGAGTTACCCATCCCGTATGGTGGTACAGAGACATGGAACAAACTAAAAATGCTATCCTACCTTTGAATCCCCAAGAAAATGTATGCTATCCTTTTGAAGTAAATGTAAATACACAACTTCTTGAAAAAGATGAGTACAAACCTCCCTCTTTTAATAAATCTTTAGGCAAGTAGAATGAACAAGAATTATATTATTATTGTATATATAATGGAATTCGCTATACCTATATTAGCTATCGGCGGATGGTATGCCTCTTGCGAAAATAAACAACCTTCTAACCCTAAAGAAGATTTCTCTAATCGCACTACAAATGACGAATGCGGTATCTCTAGTTATGCTAAACCTACTTGCAATAAACCTTGTAATGATAACACAACCGGCGCAAACCATTTTTACGGAACGACAAATATTCCTAACACTAATACACAATTTGAATCTCTTACTGGAAAATATATGAATTCTGATGATATTCAACACAATAATATGACCCCTTTCTTCGGTTCTAAAACTAGAGGTAATGCGTTTGTAAACGATCAGAGTAGCGATTCTACTCTAGATACCATGCAAGGTAAAGGTTCTGAAATGATTAAAAAACAAGAACAAGCACCCCTCTTTAAACCTCAGGAAAATATGCAATGGACCCATGGCATGCCTAATCAGGGCGATTTTATGCGATCCAGAATGAATGCTCCTAACTCCATGAATAACGTGAAACCATGGCAAGAAGTTCAAGTTGGACCTGGGATCAATCAAGGATACGACAATAATAACGGAAGCGGGGGATTTAATTCCGGCATGGAACACCGTGATCTATATCTACCTAAAAATGTAAATGAACTACGTACTACAACTAACCCCAAAATTACTTACTCACTTGATGATCGCCAAGGACCCGCACACAGCGAAATTAAAAAACTAGGAAGCCTCGGACAAGTGGAAAAATATACGCCTGACACTTTCTATAAAAATGGACCTGAAAGATATTTAACTACTACCGGTGCTTACGTTAAACCCGGTATGGATGAAAATTATCTTGCACCTAACATCAACAGAAATACGGATCCTACTAATTATGTGGGCGCTGCTGGTACTTCCAACAAAGAACTCGTTTCCGGTAAATATCTACCACCACACAAACAACAACTCGCTAACAGGAAAATGGTGGATCTACACAGCAACCAAAAAGCACACATTGATGACCACGGACAAAGCGGTATCCACTACAACACGAACAACCGAAGCGTTATCAACAGCGATCGCGAAGGTAACGCCAGTAGTTTAGTAGATGCTATGATTAGTCCTGTCATGGATTTCCTACGACCCGGGAAAAAAACTAACTTTATCGGTAATATACGACCTAACGGTAACATTCAAAATGAAAACGGAACCTACCGCGCTCCTACCGACCGTATCGCGCCTACTACACGCGACACTACTCTTTATGACCCCATGGCACTCGGCGCCATGCCCAACGGCGTCGCAGCGTCTAAACACGCTTCTACCATGCGACCTCTTGATCCTATAGACAACAATCAACGTAGTACTACTAACTATAGTGTGTTGGGTGGTGCAAGTAGCGGTGTCGGTAACATGACCTCCTATGAGGCGGGTTATAATATGGATGTTAAAAACGACAAAACACAAAGCGGACAAATACTTCAAGGTGGAATGAACTTGTATCAAGGCAACATCAATCAAGACTGCAGTCGTCAAGAACTCCCTGCACAACGCGTGGAACGCGGCTTTAGCAACAATGTGGGTCCTAATATGACCACCATGGGAAAAATGAAAACCCCGCAAACCTATGAACAACCAAACCAATCTCGTATGGATCCTAATCTTCTTGCTGCTTTTAAAAATAACCCTTATACCCACAGTCTTAGCAGCGCTGTTTAAATTTATTTTGTTTTTTTTAGACAAAATAAATCTAGTTTTTCTTTTTACGTCTAGTTGTTTTACGCTTCTTTGTTTTGCGATTTTGCGTATTACGTTTGCGCAGTTTAAACCTTTTATTTCGCGAATAACGTTTTGGTTTTCGCAACCAACGACCGGGTGAAACACTCTTCCGCGGCTTTCGGCGAGACTTTTTATGTATCCGTTTGTGTTTTCTTCTTGTTTTTTTACCGCCGACGCGGACGCGACCGCGACCGCGGACGCCATCGCCACCGCGGACGCCATCGCGACCGCGGACGCCATCGCCATCGCCATAACTAGCTCTTTCACGAAGATCACTCTTACTTGGAGGAGAGCGACTCCGCTCGCGTACTGCTTGCCGCCCCCGGCTCTCGCCATCGCCCGTGACAGGTGCGCCCCCCCCCATATCCACGTCGCCGCCGCCCGCGTCGCCGCCCTCGCGCGCGGTCATATCCACGTCGCCGCCGCCCGCGTCGCCG